GGGTCTTCCCCTGTTGTGGTGGGTGGTACATAATTGAGTGATTTTCAAACACCACACAGTACCTTTATGGTGTCTCTTTTTACATGAGAGGGAATTCTTATGAGTGTGCCGCAAACAAAAGCTGAACTGCTTTTAGCTATTGATAAAAATTTTAGTAAATTAATTAGTTACCTCAACACAATCCCACCAGAAATTACTTCAGATAAATCAATGGACGGACACGCCAAAGGAACGGAGATGAGTGTTCGTGATCTCGTTTCGTATCTGCTTGGATGGAATGCTCTTGTTGTAAAGTGGATCGCTTCTGATGCTAAAGGTCTGCCTGTCGATTTTCCGGAAACTGGCTATAAATGGAATCAGCTTGGCCTTCTTGCTCAAAAATTTTACTCAGATTACAGTGAGTTAAGTTATGAGTTGTTAGTAGCTGAACTTCAGACTGTAAAAAATGAGATTGTGAACCTTATTAATGATCGTACCGATGATATTTTGTATGGAAGACCATGGTACACAAAATGGACGATGGGGAGAATGATCTCATTTAACACATCTTCGCCTTACGCCAACGCTAATGGAAGATTAAGAAAGTGGGCAAAAAATAATAATATCAGTTTAAAGTAAGCTTCAGAATGAAATTATATGGACGAAAAATCCCTCTATGCCCATATCCTTAACCTGACTGCACCATGGCAGGTTAAATCCCTTACCCTCGATGAAAATGCAGGTTCCGTTACTGTTACAGTCGGAATTGCTGAAAATACTCAGTTAACCTGTCCGACCTGCAGGAAATCCTGTTCTGTTCACGATCACCGACATCGTAAATGGCGCCACCTTGATACCTGCCAGTTCATGACATTAGTAGAAGCCGATGTTCCCCGCGTTATGTGCCCGGAGCATGGCTGCCAGACTCTGCCTGTACCGTGGGCAGGTTCCGGCAGTCGGTACACTCTGCTGTTCGAATCGTTCGTGCTCTCATGGCTTAAAATCAGCACCGTTGATGCGGTCAGAAAACAACTTAAACTTAGCTGGAATGCCGTTGACGGCATCATGACCCGCGCGGTTAAGCGAGGCCTGTCGCGGATTAAAAAGCCTTTATCAGTGCGTCATATGAATGTAGACGAAGTCGCCTTTAAAAAAGGGCATAGGTATATAACCGTGGTATCTGATCGCGACGGGCGGGCACTGGCATTAACCGATGATCGTGGCACAGAGAGTCTTGCCAGCTATCTCCGTTCGCTTACTGACAGTCAGTTGTTGGCCATCAAAACACTGTCGATGGACATGAATGCGGGCTATATAAGAGCAGCGCGTATCCATTTACCCAATGCGGTCGAGAAAATCGCCTTCGATCGCTTCCATGTGGCGAAGCAACTGGGCGAAGTGGTTGATAAAACCCGCCAGAATGAACATCCGCACCTCCCTGTTGAAAGTCGTCGTCAGGCCAAAGGTACCCGCTTCCTGTGGCAGTACAGCGACAAATGGATGACTGAGTCCCGGCAGGAAAAGCTGATGTGGTTGCGGGAACAGATGCAACAGACAAGCCAGTGCTGGACACTGAAAGAGCTGGCAAAAAATATCTGGGATCGCCCCTGGAGCACAGAACGCAGGAATGACTGGTTGCAGTGGATATCGCTGGCGTCTGAATGTGATGTGCCGATGATGAAAAACGCAGCGAAAACCATTAAAAAACGGTTATACGGAATACTGAATGCAATGCGTCATCGCGTCTCGAATGGAAATGCGGAGGCGCTGAACAGCAAGATCAGACTGCTGAGGATAAAGGCCAGGGGATACCGAAACCGGGAACGCTTTAAACTGGGAGTTATGTTCCACTATGGGAAACTGAATATGGCGTACTGAGTCTTCCCACCATGATCGGGGAAGACCCAAAAATAAACAGTGTTGATTTAATCAACGCTGATTGCCTGCATTTTATTCAGTCCCTGCCTGATAACTCCATTGATCTGATTGTTACCGATCCGCCGTACTTCAAAGTGAAGCCCAACGGCTGGGACAATCAGTGGAAAGGGGACGAAGATTACCTGAAGTGGCTGGACCACTGTCTGGCCCAGTTCTGGCGGGTACTGAAACCAGCCGGAAGCCTTTACCTGTTCTGTGGGCATCGCCTGGCATCTGATATTGAGATCATGATGCGTGAACGTTTCAACGTGCTTAACCATATCATCTGGGCGAAGCCGTCCGGACGTTGGAATGGGTGTAATAAAGAAAGTCTGCGCGCATATTTTCCTGCCACAGAGCGCGTTCTGTTTGCTGAACATTACCAGGGGCCATATCGCGGCAAAAGTAACGGCTATGCGGCAAAAGAAAGGGAACTCAAACAGCACATAATGGCACCGCTGATATCGTATTTCAGGGATGCTCGTGCCGAACTGGGTATAACGGCAAAACAAATTGCTGAAGCCACAGGTAAGAAAAATATGGTTTCCCACTGGTTTGGTGCCAGTCAGTGGCAGTTGCCGAATGAGGCTGACTATCGGAAGTTACAGGCACTGTTTCCCCGTATAGCGGCAGAGAAGTTTCAGGAACAACAACTGGAACAACCACACCATCAGCTGGTGGCATCTTATGATTCACTGAATCGCAAATATTCTGAATTGCTGGATGAGTTTAAATCTCTCCGGCGCTATTTCTCCGTATCAGTCTCCGTGCCTTATACCGATGTCTGGATGCATAAACCCGTTCAGTTCTACCCGGGTAAACATCCGTGTGAGAAACCGGCGGATATGCTCAGGCAAATAATCAATGCCAGTAGTCGACCTGGTGATCTGGTTGCTGATTTTTTTATGGGATCCGGTTCCACAATAAAAGCAGCAATGGCGTTGGGGCGTCGGGCCTTAGGTGTTGAGCTTGAGTCAGAGCGGTTTAACCAGACAGTGAAAGAGATAAACGAGCTGGTGGGGAAATAATCTGGTGGCCACGTCAGGTGGCCTTTTTATTTCCATTACACAGCACCCGCATCTGCGAGGTGGGGTTATGAAATCCATGGATAAGTTAACAACGGGTGTCGCCTATGGCACCTCAGCAGGTAGTGCCGGGTACTGGTTTTTACAGTTGCTCGATAAAGTCACGCCCTCACAGTGGGCGGCAATAGGTGTGCTGGGTAGTCTGGTATTTGGCTTGCTGACGTATCTGACAAACCTTTATTTCAAGATTAAAGAAGATAAGCGCAAGGCTGCGAGAGGTGAATAATGCCTCCATCATTACGAAAAGCTGTTGCTGCTGCTATTGGTGGCGGGGCTATTGCTATAGCATCTGTGTTAATCACTGGCCCAAGTGGTAACGATGGTCTGGAAGGTGTGAGACATAATCCTTACAAAGACATAGTTGGTGTATGGACTGTATGTTACGGGCATACAGGAAAAGACATCATTCCCGGTAAAACGTATACCGAAGCAGAGTGCAAAGCCCTCCTGAATAAAGACCTTGCCACTGTCGCCAGACAAATTAACCCGTACATCAAAGTCGATATACCGGAAACAACGGGCGGCGCTCTTTACTCGTTCGTCTACAACGTGGGTGCTGGCAATTTCAGAACATCGACGCTTCTTCGCAAAATAAACCACGGTGATATCAAAGGCGCATGTGATCAGCTACGGCGCTGGACATACGCTGGCGGTAATCAATGGAAAGGACTGATGACTCGCCGTGAGATTGAGCGTGAAGTCTGTTTGTGGGGGAAACAATGAGCAGAGTAACCGCGATTATCTCCGCTCTGGTTATCTGCATCATCGTCTGCCTGTCGTGGGCGGTCAATCATTACCGTGATAACGCCATCGCCTATAAAGAACAGCGTGATAAAAAAGTCAGTGAGCTGAAGCAGGCGACCGCCACCATTACTGACATGCAGCAGCGCCAGCGTGATGCTGATGCACTCGATGCTAAATACACGAAGGAGTTAGCTGATGCGAAAGCTGAAAATGATGCTCTTCGGCGCAAGCTTGATAATGGTGGTCGGGTGCTCGTCAAAGGCAAATGTCCTGTGCCATCCTCAGCCGAAACCTCCAGCGCCTCCGGCATGGGCAATGATGCCACCGTCGAACTCTCTCCAGTTGCTGGACGAAACGTTCTCGGTATCCGGGACGGAATTATCCGCGACCAAACAGCACTGAGAACGCTTCAGGAATACATCAGGACGCAATGCCTTCGATGATAGCGATAATTTTACTCATCATCCTTCACATCTGGCTCTGTAGACAGGGTGGTGCTCACTTCTGGAGTGAATCCAGATTAAACATCTCATTGCTGATGCTTGATATTGAGCATTTTGCGCGCGGTAAGGGGCTGCGTTGAGATAAGAGCCAGTCATTACAAATACCAGGATTTAGCCTCGCATTCGCGGGGCTTTTTATTGCCATTACAAAAGCCACTTCCTACAGAGTGGCTTTGATAATGGCTTATACCCTACACGGGATAACTTAACTGATATCCCTTTTAAAGGATAAAGGTATTCAAGCCTGACACATCATGCGCTGTATCGTCGCCGTATTCCCGTATTAACAGAGACCGTAGCCCGACGGGGAACTCCTTCTGCGCGAGTGTGCGGGAATAATCAAAAACGATGCACACCGGGGTTACCGGGTACACATATTTCATCATGCCAGCGAGTCCGGTTCTGGCACGGAAAAAACCGGACGTTATGATTTAGTGCGGAAATATTTGTGTAGTGTTCTGAATGTTCTCAGTAAAGAGTAATGAATTATCAAAGGTATAGTAATACCTTTTGTTTTCGTGGATATTTGTAATCCATCTGAAAACCCCTGCTGTAGCAAGATTTTTCCTGTATTCGTAAAATGATAACTCTCCTGATTTGAATCCTTTTAAGGTGGCTTCTATAAGGCATTTATTTTTTGAAAATCTTACATTTACAACCTTACCCTGTCCTTTTATTAAAACCGTATTATCGTTTTCAAGAACAAGATGAATATTCTCTGTGGCTAAATAGTAAATGTAATGTGAGACATTGTGACGTTTTAGTTCAGAATAAAACCAGTGATAGTTTAAATTATTTCGCACTTTATCGAATATTTGTTTAAAAATGGCAACCTGAGCCATTGTAGTACCTTCCATGTGATATGAGGGGGCGTAGTCTGCACGATTATCTAAATTGCTTCAATCTGGTCTGACCTGTTTTCTGAGCAATTCAGTAATGTCACTCTTTTCTTTGTTTGCTTCAGGCGAAACTCTTTTTTCTGAGCACAGTCTCCGGCGGCAGGCTTCAATGACCCAGGCTGAGAAATTCCCGGACCCTTTTTGAACAAGAGCGATGTTAATTTGTTCAATCATTTGGTTAGGAAAGCGGATGTTGCGGGTTGTTGTTCTGCGGGTTCTGTTCTTCGTTGACATGAGGTTGCCCTGTATTCAGTGTCGCTGATTTGTATTGTCTGAAGTTGTTTTTACGTTAAGTTGATGCAGATCAATTAATACGATACCTGCGTCATAATTGATTATTTGACGTGGTTTGATGGCGTAGATGCACGTTGTGACATGTAGATGATAATTATTATCATTTTGCGGGTCCTTTCCGGCGATCCGACAGGTTACGGGGCGGCGACCTCGCGGGTTTTCGCTATTTATGAAAATTTTCCGGTTTAAGGCGTTTCCGTTCTTCTTCGTCATAACTTAATGTTTTTATTTAAAATACCCTCTGAAAAGAAAGGAAGCGACAGGTGCTGAAAGCGAGCTTTTTGGCCTCTGTCGTTTCCTTTCTCTGTTTTTGTCCGTGGAATGAACAATGGAAGTCAACAAAAAGCAGCTGGCTGACATTTTCGGTGCGAGTATCCGTACCATTCAGAACTGGCAGGAACAGGGAATGCCCGTTCTGCGAGGCGGTGGCAAGGGTAATGAGGTGCTTTATGACTCTGCCGCCGTCATAAAATGGTATGCCGAAAGGGATGCTGAAATTGAGAACGAAAAGCTGCGCCGGGAGGTTGAAGAACTGCGGCAGGCCAGCGAGGCAGATCTCCAGCCAGGGACTATTGAGTACGAACGCCATCGACTTACGCGTGCGCAGGCCGACGCACAGGAACTGAAGAATGCCAGAGACTCCGCTGAAGTGGTGGAAACCGCATTCTGTACTTTCGTGTTGTCGCGGATCGCAGGTGAAATTGCCAGTATTCTCGACGGGATCCCCCTGTCGGTGCAGCGGCGTTTTCCGGAACTGGAAAACCGACATGTTGATTTCCTGAAACGGGATATCATCAAAGCCATGAACAAAGCAGCCGCGCTGGATGAACTGATACCGGGGTTGCTGAGTGAATATATCGAACAGTCAGGTTAACAGGCTGCGGCATTTTGTCCGCGCCGGGCTTCGCTCACTGTTCAGGCCGGAGCCACAGACCGCCGTTGAATGGGCGGATGCTAATTACTATCTCCCGAAAGAATCCGCATACCAGGAAGGGCGCTGGGAAACACTGCCCTTTCAGCGGGCCATCATGAATGCGATGGGCAGCGACTACATCCGCGAGGTGAATGTGGTGAAGTCTGCCCGTGTTGGTTATTCCAAAATGCTGCTGGGTGTTTATGCCTACTTTATAGAGCATAAGCAGCGCAACACCCTTATCTGGTTGCCGACGGATGGTGATGCCGAGAACTTTATGAAAACCCACGTTGAGCCGACTATTCGTGATATTCCGTCGCTGCTGGCGCTGGCCCCGTGGTATGGCAAAAAGCACCGGGATAACACGCTCACCATGAAGCGTTTCACCAATGGGCGTGGCTTCTGGTGCCTGGGCGGTAAAGCGGCAAAAAACTACCGTGAAAAGTCAGTGGATGTGGCGGGTTATGATGAACTTGCTGCCTTTGATGAGGATATTGAACAGGAAGGCTCTCCGACGTTCCTAGGCGATAAGCGTATTGAAGGCTCGGTCTGGCCAAAGTCCATCCGTGGCTCCACGCCCAAAGTGAGAGGCACCTGCCAGATTGAGCGTGCAGCCAGTGAATCCCCGCATTTTATGCGTTTTCATGTTGCCTGCCCGCACTGCGGGGAGGAGCAGTATCTTAAATTTGGCGACAAAGAGACGCCGTTTGGCCTCAAATGGACGCCGGATGACCCCTCCAGCGTGTTTTATCTCTGCGAGCATAATGCCTGCGTCATCCGCCAGCAGGAGCTGGACTTTACTGATGCCCGTTATATCTGCGAAAAGACCGGGATCTGGACCCGTGATGGCATTCTCTGGTTTTCGTCATCCGGTGAAGAGATTGAGCCACCTGACAGTGTGACCTTTCACATCTGGACAGCGTACAGCCCGTTCACCACCTGGGTGCAGATTGTCAAAGACTGGATGAAAACGAAAGGGGATACGGGAAAACGTAAAACCTTCGTAAACACCACGCTCGGTGAGACGTGGGAGGCGAAAATTGGCGAACGTCCGGATGCTGAAGTGATGGCAGAGCGGAAAGAGCATTATTCAGCGCCCGTTCCTGACCGTGTGGCTTACCTGACCGCCGGTATCGACTCCCAGCTGGATCGCTACGAAATGCGCGTATGGGGATGGGGGCCGGGTGAGGAAAGCTGGCTGATTGATCGGCAGATTATTATGGGCCGCCACGACGATGAACAGACGCTGCTGCGTGTGGATGAGGCCATCAATAAAACCTATACCCGCCGGAATGGTGCAGAAATGTCGATATCCCGTATCTGCTGGGATACTGGCGGGATTGACCCGACCATTGTGTATGAACGCTCGAAAAAGCATGGGCTGTTCCGGGTGATCCCCATTAAAGGGGCATCCGTCTACGGTAAGCCGGTGGCCAGCATGCCTCGTAAGCGAAACAAAAACGGGGTTTACCTTACCGAAATCGGTACGGATACCGCGAAAGAGCAGATTTATAACCGCTTCACACTGACGCCGGAAGGGGATGAACCGCTTCCCGGTGCCGTTCACTTCCCGAATAACCCGGATATTTTTGATCTGACCGAAGCGCAGCAGCTGACTGCTGAAGAGCAGGTCGAAAAATGGGTGGATGGCAGGAAAAAAATACTGTGGGACAGCAAAAAGCGACGCAATGAGGCGCTCGACTGCTTCGTTTATGCGCTGGCGGCGCTGCGCATCAGTATTTCCCGCTGGCAGCTGGATCTCAGTGCACTGCTGGCGAGCCTGCAGGAAGAGGATGGTGCAGCAACCAACAAGAAAACACTGGCAGATTACGCCCGTGCCTTATCCGGAGAGGATGAATGACGCGACAGGAAGAACTTGCCGCTGCCCGTGCGGCACTGCATGACCTGATGACAGGTAAACGGGTGGCAACAGTACAGAAAGACGGACGGCGAGTGGAGTTTACGGCCACTTCCGTGTCTGACCTGAAAAAATATATTGCAGAGCTGGAAGTGCAGACCGGCATGACACAGCGACGCAGGGGACCTGCAGGATTTTATGTATGAAAACGCCCACCATTCCCACCCTTCTGGGGCCGGACGGCATGACATCGCTGCGTGAATATGCCGGTTATCATGGCGGTGGCAGCGGATTTGGTGGGCAGTTGCGGGCGTGGAATCCACCGAGTGAAAGTGTGGATGCAGCCCTGCTGCCCAACTTTACCCGTGGCAATGCCCGCGCAGACGATCTGGTGCGCAATAACGGCTATGCCGCCAACGCCATCCAGCTGCATCAGGATCATATCGTCGGGTCTTTTTTCCGGCTCAGTCATCGCCCAAGCTGGCGCTATCTGGGCATCGGGGAGGAAGAAGCCCGTGCCTTTTCCCGCGAGGTTGAAGCGGCATGGAAAGAGTTTGCCGAGGATGACTGCTGCTGCATTGACGTTGAGCGAAAACGCACGTTTACCATGATGATTCGGGAAGGTGTGGCCATGCACGCCTTTAACGGTGAACTGTTCGTTCAGGCCACCTGGGATACCAGTTCGTCGCGGCTGTTCCGGACACAGTTCCGGATGGTCAGCCCGAAGCGCATCAGCAACCCGAACAATACCGGCGACAGCCGGAACTGCCGTGCCGGTGTGCAGATTAATGACAGCGGCGCGGCGCTGGGATATTACGTCAGCGAGGACGGGTATCCTGGCTGGATGCCGCAGAAATGGACATGGATACCCCGTGAGTTACCCGGCGGGCGCGCCTCGTTCATTCACGTTTTTGAACCCGTGGAGGACGGGCAGACCCGCGGTGCAAATGTGTTTTACAGCGTGATGGAGCAGATGAAGATGCTCGACACGCTGCAGAACACGCAGCTGCAGAGCGCCATTGTGAAGGCGATGTATGCCGCCACCATTGAGAGTGAGCTGGATACGCAGTCAGCAATGGATTTTATTCTGGGCGCGAACAGTCAGGAGCAGCGGGAAAGGCTGACTGGCTGGATTGGTGAAATTGCCGCGTATTACGCCGCAGCACCGGTCCGGCTGGGAGGCGCAAAAGTGCCGCACCTGATGCCGGGGGACTCACTGAACCTGCAGACGGCTCAGGACACGGATAACGGCTACTCCGTGTTTGAGCAGTCACTGTTGCGGTATATTGCTGCCGGGCTGGGTGTCTCGTATGAGCAGCTTTCCCGGAATTACGCCCAGATGAGCTACTCCACGGCACGGGCCAGTGCGAACGAGTCGTGGGCGTACTTTATGGGGCGGCGAAAATTCGTCGCATCCCGTCAGGCGAGCCAGATGTTTCTGTGCTGGCTGGAAGAGGCCATCGTTCGCCGCGTGGTGACGTTACCTTCAAAAGCGCGCTTCAGTTTTCAGGAAGCCCGCAGTGCCTGGGGGAACTGCGACTGGATAGGCTCCGGTCGTATGGCCATCGATGGTCTGAAAGAAGTTCAGGAAGCGGTGATGCTGATAGAAGCCGGACTGAGCACCTACGAGAAAGAGTGCGCGAAACGCGGTGACGACTATCAGGAAATTTTTGCCCAGCAGGTCCGTGAAACGATGGAGCGCCGTGCAGCCGGTCTTAAACCGCCCGCCTGGGCGGCTGCGGCATTTGAATCCGGACTGCGACAATCAACAGAGGAGGAGAAGAGTGACAGCAGAGCTGCGTAATCTCCCGCATATTGCCAGCATGGCTTTTAATGAGCCGCTGATGCTTGAACCCGCCTATGCGCGGGTTTTCTTTTGTGCGCTTGCAGGCCAGCTTGGGATCAGTCGCCTGACGGATGCAGTATCCGGCGACAGCCTGACTGCCGGAGAGGCACCCGCGGCGCTGGCGTTATCCGGTGATGATGACGGACCACGACAGGCCCGCAGTTATCAGGTCATGAACGGCATCGCCGTGCTGCCGGTGTCCGGTACGCTGGTCAGCCGGACGCGGGCGCTGCAGCCGTATTCGGGAATGACCGGTTACAACGGCATTATCGCCCGTCTGCAACAGGCTGCCAGCGATCCGATGGTGGACGGCATTCTGCTCGATATGGACACACCGGGCGGGATGGTGGCGGGAGCATTTGACTGTGCTGACATCATCGCCCGTGTGCGAGACATAAAACCGGTATGGGCGCTGGCCAACGACATGAACTGCAGTGCAGGTCAGCTGCTTGCCAGCGCCGCCTCCCGGCGTCTGGTCACGCAGACCGCCCGGACAGGCTCCATCGGCGTCATGATGGCTCACAGTAATTACGGTGCTGCGCTGGAGAAACAGGGCGTGGAAATCACGCTGATTTACAGCGGCAGCCATAAGGTGGATGGCAACCCCTACAGCCATCTACCGGATGATGTCCGGGAAACACTGCAGTCCCGGATGGATGCAACCCGCCGGATGTTTGCGCAGAAGGTGTCGGCATATACCGGCCTGTCCGTGCAGGCTGTGCTGGATACCGAGGCTGCAGTGTACAGCGGTCAGGAGGCCATTGATGCCGGACTGGCTGATGAACTTGTCAACAGCACCGATGCGATCACCGTTATGCGTGATGCACTGGATGCACGTAAATCCCGTCTCTCAGGAGGGCGAATGACCAAAGAGACTCAATCAACAACTGTTTCAGCCACTGCTTCGCAGGCTGACGTTACTGACGTGGTGCAAGCGACGGAGGGCGAAAACGCCAGCGCGGCGCAGCCGGACGTGAACGCGCAGATCACCGCTGCGGTTGCGGCAGAAAACAGCCGCATTATGGGGATCCTCAACTGTGAGGAAGCTCACGGACGCGAAGAACAGGCACGTGTGCTGGCCGAAACCCCCGGTATGACCGTGGAAACGGCCCGCCGCATTCTGGCAGCTGCACCACAGAGTGCACAGGCGCGCAGTGACACTGCGCTGGATCGTCTGATGCAGAGGGCACCGGCACCACTGGCTGCAGGTAACCCGGCATCTGATGCCGTTAACGATTTGCTGAACACACCAGTGTAAGGGATGTTTATGACGAGCAAAGAAACCTTTACCCATTACCAGCCGCTGGGCAACAGTGACCCGGCACATACGGCAACCGCGCCCGGCGGATTGAGTGCGAAAGCGCCTGCAATGACCCCGCTGATGCTGGACACCTCCACCCGTAAGCTGGTTGCGTGGGATGGCACCACCGACGGTACTGCCGTTGGCATTCTGGCGGTTGATGCTGACCAGACCAGCACCACGCTGACGTTCTACAAGTCCGGCACGTTCCGTTATGAGGATGTGCTCTGGCCGGAGGCTGCCAGCGACGAGACGAAAAAACGGACCGCGTTTGCCGGAACGGCAATCAGCATCGTTTAACCTTACCCTTCATCACTAAAGGCCGCCTGTGCGGCTTTTTTTACGGGATTTTTTTATGTCGATGTACACAACCGCCCAGCTGCTGGCGGCAAATGAGAAGAAATTTAAGTTTGATCCGCTGTTTCTGCGTCTCTTTTTCCGTGAGAGCTATCCCTTCACCACGGAGAAAGTCTATCTCTCACAAATTCCGGGACTGGTAAACATGGCGCTGTACGTTTCGCCGATTGTTTCCGGTGAGGTTATCCGCTCCCGTGGCGGCTCCACCTCTGAATTTACACCGGGATATGTCAAGCCGAAGCATGAGGTGAATCCGCAGATGACCCTGCGTCGCCTGCCGGATGAAGATCCGCAGAATCTGGCGGACCCGGCTTACCGCCGCCGTCGCATCATCATGCAGAACATGCGAGACGAAGAGCTGGCCATTGCTCAGGTCGAAGAGATGCAGGCAGTTTCTGCTGTGCTTAAGGGCAAATACACCATGACCGGTGAAGCCTTCGATCCGGTTGAGGTGGATATGGGCCGCAGTGCGGCGAACAACATCACACAGTCCGGTGGTACGGAGTGGAGCAAGCGTGACAAGTCCACGTATGACCCGACCGACGATATCGAAGCCTATGCGCTGAACGCCAGCGGAGTGGTGAATATCATCGTGTTTGATCCGAAAGGCTGGGCGCTGTTCCGTTCCTTCAAAGCCGTCAAGGAGAAGCTGGATACCCGTCGCGGCTCTAATTCCGAGCTGGAGACAGCGGTAAAAGACCTGGGCGAAGCGGTGTCCTATAAGGGGATGTATGGCGATACGGCGATCGTCGTGTATTCCGGACAGTACGTGGAAAACGACGTCAAAAAGAACTTCCTTCCGGACAACACGATGGTGCTGGGGAACACTCAGGCACGCGGTCTGCGCACCTATGGCTGCATTCAGGATGCGGACGCACAGCGCGAAGGTATTAACGCCTCTGCCCGCTACCCGAAAAACTGGGTGACCACCGGCGATCCGGCGCGTGAGTTCACCATGATTCAGTCAGCACCGCTGATGCTGCTGGCTGACCCTGATGCGTTCGTGTCCGTACAACTGGCGTAATCATGGCCCTTCGGGGCCATTTTCTCTCTGTGGAGGAGTCTATGACGAAAGATGAACTGATTGCCCGTCTTCAGGTGCTGGGTGAGCAACTGAACCGTGATGTCAGCCTGACGGGGACGAAAGAAGAACTGGTGCTCCGTGTGGCAGAGCTGGAAGAGGAGCTTGATGACACGGATGACGCTGCCGGTCAGGACACATCTGTCAGCCCGGAAAATGCGCTGACCGGACATGAAAATGAGGTGGTATCAGCGCAGCCGGATACCGTGATTGATACGGCTGCTCTGGTCACGGTCGTGGCACTGGTGACGCTGCATACTGATGCACTTCACGCCACGCGGGATGAGCCTGTGGCATTTGTGCTGCCGGGAACGGCGTTTCGTGTCTCTGCCGGTGTGGCAGCCGAAATGACAGAACATGGCCTGGCCAGAATGCAATAACGGGAGGCGCTGTGGCTGATTCCGATAACCTGTTCGATGCTGCCATTGCCCGCGCCGATGAAACGATACGCGGGTACATGGGAACGTCAGCCACCATGACATCCGGTGAGCTGTCCGGTGCTGTGATACGTGGTGTTTTTGATGACCCTGAAAATATCAGCTATGCCGGACAGGGGGTGCGCGTTGAAGGCTCCAGCCCGTCCCTGTTTGTCCGGACTGATGATGTGCGGCAGCTGCGGCGTGGAGACACACTGACCATCGGCGAGGAAAACTTCTGGGTGGACCGGATTTCGCCGGATGATGGCGGAAGCTGTCATCTCTGGCTTGGGCGTGGCGTGCCGCCTGCCGTTAACCGTCGCCGCTGAAAGGGGGATGTATGGCCATAAAAGGTCTTGAGCAGGCCGTTGAAAACCTCAGCCGTATCAGCAAAACGGCGGTGCCTGGTGCCGCCGCAATGGCCATTAACCGCGTTGCGTCATCCGCGATATCGCAGTCTGCGTCACAGGTTGCCCGTGAGACAAAGGTACGCCGGAAACTGGTAAAGGAAAGGGCCAGGCTGAAAAGGGCCACGGTCAAAAATCCGCAGGCCAGAATCAGGGTTAACCGGGGGGATTTGCCCGTAATCAAGCTGGGTAACGCGCGGGTTGTCCTTTCCCGCCGCAGACGTCGTAAAAAGGGGCAGCGTTCATCCCTGAAAGGTGGCGGCAGCGTGCTTGTGGTGGGAAACCGTCGTATTCCCGGCGCGTTTATTCAGCAACTGAAAAATGGCCGGTGGCATGTCATGCAGCGTGTGGCCGGGAAAAACCGTTACCCCATTGATGTGGTGAAAATCCCGATGGTGGTGCCGCTTACCACGGCGTTTAAACAGAATATTGAACGGATACGGCGTGAACGTCTTCCGAAAGAGCTGGGCTATGCGCTGCAGCATCAACTGAGAATGGTAATAAAGCGATGAAACATACTGAACTCCGTGCAGCCGTACTGGATGCACTGGAGAAGCATGACACCGGGGCGACGCTTTTTGATGGTCGCCCCGCTGTTTTTGATGAGGCGGATTTTCCGGCAATTGCCGTTTATCTCACCGACGCTGAATACACGGGCGAAGAGCTGGACAGTGATACCTGGCAGGCGGAGCTGCATATTGAAGTTTTCCTGCCTGCTCAGGTGCCGGATTCAGAGCTGGATTCGTGGATGGAGTCCCGGATTTATCCGGTGATGAGCGATGTCCCGGCACTGTCAGATTTGATCACCAGTATGGTGGCCAGTGGCTATGACTACCGGCGCGACGATGATGCGGGCCTGTGGAGTTCAGCCGATCTGACTTATGTCATTACCTATGAAATGTGAGGACGATATGCCTGTACCAAATCCAGTAATGCCGGTGAAAGGGGCCGGGACCACACTGTGGGTTTATAAGGGGAACGGTGACCCTTATGCGAACCCGCTTTCAGACGTTGACTGGTCGCGTCTGGCTAAAGTTAAAGACCTGACGCCCGGCGAACTGACCGCTGAGTCCTATGACGACAGCTATCTCGATGATGAAGATGCGGACTGGACTGCGACCGGGCAGGGGCAGAAATCTGCCGGAGATACCAGCTTCACGCTGGCGTGGATGCCCGGAGAGCAGGGGCAGCAGGCGCTGCTGGCGTGGTTTAATGAAGGGGATACCCGTGCCTATAAAATCCGCTTCCCGAACGGCACGGTCGATGTGTTCCGCGGCTGGGTCAGCAGTATCGGTAAGGCGGTGACGGCGAAGGAAGTGATCACCCGCACGGTGAAAGTCACCAACGTGGGACGTCCGTCGATGGCAGAAGATCGCAGCACGGTAACAGCGGCAACCGGCATGACCGTGACGCCTGCCAGCACTTCGGTGGTGAAAGGGCAGAGCACCACGCTGACCGTGGCATTCCAGCCGGAAGGCGCAACCGACAAGAGCTTCCGTGCGGTGTCTGCGGATAAAACAAAAGCCACCGTGTCGGTCAGTGGTATGACCATCACCGTGAAAGGTGTTGCTGCAGGCAAGGTCAACATTCCGGTTGTATCCGGTAATGGTGAACTTGCTGTGGTTGCAGAAATCACCGTCACCGACAGTTAATCCGGAGAGTCAGCGATGTTCCTGAAAACCGAATCATTTGAATATAACGGTGTGAGCGTCACGCTTTCTGAACTGTCAGCCCTGCAGCGAATTGAGCATCTCGCCCTGCTGAAACGGCAGGCAGAACAGGCGGAGTCAGACAGCAACCGGAAGTTTACTGTGGAAGACGCCATCAGAACCGGCGCGTTTCTGGTGGCGATGTCCCTGTGGCATAACCATCCGCAGAAGACGCAGATGCCGTCCATGAATGAAGCCGTTAAACAGATTGAGCAGGAAGTGCTTACCACCTGGCCCACGGAGGCAATTTCTCATGCTGAAAACGTGGTGTACCGGCTGTCTGGTATGTATGAGTTTGTGGTGAATAATGCCCCTGAACAGACAGAGGACGCCGGGCCCGCAGAGCCTGTTTCTGCGGGAAAGTGTTCGACGGTGAGCTGAGTTTTGCCCTGAAACTGGCGCGTGAGATGGGGCGACCCGACTGGCGTGCCATGCTTGCCGGGATGTCATCCACGGAGTATGCCGACTGGCACCGCTTTTACAGTACCCATTATTTTCATGATGTTCTGCTGGATATGCACTTTTCCGGGCTGACGTACACCGTGCTCAGCCTGTTTTTCAGCGATCCGGATATGCATCCGCTGGATTTCAGTTTGCTGAACCGGCGTGAGGCTGACGAAGAGCCTGAAGATGATGTGCTGATGCAGAAAGCGGCAGGGCTTGCCGGAGGTGTCCGCTTTGGCCCGGACGGGAATGAAGTTATCCCTACTTCCCCGGATGTGGCGGACATGACGGAGGATGACGTAATGCTGATGACAGTATCAGAAGGGATCGCAGGAGGAGTCCGGTATGGCTGAACCGGTAGGCGATCTGGTCGTTGATTTGAGTCTGGATGCGGCCAGATTTGACGAGCAGATGGCCAGAGTCAGGCGTCATTTTTCCGGTACGGAAAGTGATGCGAAAAAAACAGCGGCAGTCGTTGAACAGTCGATGAACCGGCAGGCGCTGGCTGCACAGAAAGCGGGAATTTCCGTCGGGCAGTATAAAGCCGCCATGCGTATGCTGCCTGCGCAGTTCACTGACGTGGCCACGCAGCTTGCAGGCGGGCAAAGTCCGTGGCTGATCCTGCTGCAACAGGGGGGTCAGGTGAAGGACTCCTTCGGCGGGATGATCCCCATGTTCCGGGGGCTTGCCGGTGCGATCACCCTGCCGATGGTGGGGGCCACCTCGCTGGCGGTGGCGACCGGTGCGCTGGCGTATGCCTGGTATCAGGGCAACTCAACCCTGTCCGATTTCAACAAAACGCTGGTCCTTTCCGGCAATCAGGCCGGGCTGACGGCAGATCGTATGCTGGTCCTGTCCAGAGCCGGGCAGGCGGCAGGGCTGACGTTTAACCAGACCAGCGAGTCACTCAGCGCACTGGTTAAGGCGGGGGTAAGCGGTGAGGCTCAGATTGCGTCCATCAGCCAGAGTGTGGCGCGTTTCTCCTCTGCATCCGGCGTGGAGGTGGACAAGGTCGCTGAAGCCTTCGGGAAGCTGACCACTGACCCGACGTCGGGGCTGACAGCGATGGCGCGCCAGTTCCATAACGTGACGGCGGAGCAGATTGCGTATGTTGCTCAGTTGCAGCGTTCCGGCGAAGAAGCCGGGGCATTGCAGGCGGCGAACGAGGCCGCGACGAAAGGGTTTGATGACCAGACCCGCCGCCTGAAAGAGAACATGGGCACGCTGGAAACCTGGGCAGACAGGACAGCACGGGCATTCAAATCCATGTGGGATGCGGTGCTGGATATTGGTCGTCCTGATACCGCGCAGGAGATGCTGATTAAGGCAGAGGCCGCGTTTAAGAAAGCGGACGATATCTGGAATCTGCGCAAGGATGATTATTTTGTTAACGATGAAGCGCGGGCGCGTTACTGGGATGATCGTGAAAAGGCCCGTCTTGCGCTTGAAGCCGCCCGAAAGAAGGCTGAGCAGCAGAGTCAACAGGACAAAAATGCGCAGCAGCAGAGCGATACCGAAGCGTCACGGCTGAAATATACCGAAGAGGCGCAGAAGGCTTACGAACGGCTGCAGACGCCGCTGGAGAAATATACCGCCCGTCAGGAAGAACTGAACAAGGCACTGAAAGACGGGAAAATCCTGCAGGCGGATTACAACACGCTGATGGCGGCGGCGAAAAAGGATTATGAAGCGACGCTGAAAAAGCCGAAACAGTCCGGCGTGAAGGTGTCTGCGGGCGATCGTCAGGAAGACAGTGCTCATGCTGCCCTGCTGACGCTTCAGGCAGAACTCCGGACGCTGGAGAAGCATGCCGGAGCAAATGAGAAAATCAGCCAGCAGCGCCGGGATTTGTGGAAGGCGGAGAGTCAGTTCGCGGTACTGGAGGAGGCGGCGCAACGTCGCCAGCTGTCTGCACAGGAGAAATCCCTGCTGGCGCATAAAGATGAGACGCTGGAGTACAAACGCCAGCTGGCTGCACTTGGCGACAAGGTTACGTATCAGGAGCGCCTGAACGCGCTGGCGCAGCAGGCGGATAAATTCGCACAGCAGCAACGGGCAAAACGGGCCGCCATTGATGCGAAAAGCCGGGGGCTGACTGACCGGCAGGCAGAACGGGAAGCCACGGAACAGCGCCTGAAGGAACAGTATGGCGATAATCCGCTGGCGCTGAATAACGTCATGTCAGAGCAGAAAAAGACCTGGGCGGCTGAAGACCAGCTTCGCGGGAGCTGGATGGCAGGCCTGAAGTCCGGCTGGAGTGAGTGGGAAGAGAGCGCCACGGACAGTATGTCGCAGGTTAAAAGTGCAGCCACGCAGACCTTTGATGGTATTGCACAGAATATGGCGGCGATGCTGACCGGCAGTGAGCAGAACTGGCGCAGCTTCACCCGTTCCGTGCTGTCCATGATGACAGAAATTCTGCTTAAGCAGGCAATGGTGGGGATTGTCGGGAGTATCGGCAGCGCCATTGGCGGGGCTGTTGGTGGCGGCGCATCCGCGTCAGGCGGTACAGCCATTCAGGCCGCTGCGGCGAAATTCCATTTTGCAACCGGAGGATTTACGGGAACCGGCGGCAAATATGAGCCAGCGGGGATTGTTCACCGTGGTGAATTTGTCTTCACGAAGGAGGCAACCAGCCGGATTGGCGTGGGGAATCTTTACCGGCTGATGCGCGGCTATGCCACCGGCGGTTATGTCGGTACACCGGGCAGCATGGCAGACAGCCGGTCGCAGGCGTCCGGGACGTTTGAGCAGAATAACCATGTGGTGATTAACAACGACGGCACGAACGGGCAGATAGGTCCGGCTGCTCTGAAGGCGGTGTATGACATGGCCCGCAAGGGTGCCCGTGATGAAATTCAGACACAGATGCGTGATGGTGGCCTGTTCTCCGGAGGTGGACGATGAAGACCTTCCGCTGGAAAGTGAAACCCGGTATGGATGTGGCTTCGGTCCCTTCTGTAAGAAAGGTGCGCTTTGGTGATGGCTATTCTCAGCGAGCGCCTGCCGGGCTGAATGCCAACCTGAAAACGTACAGCGTGACGCTTTCTGTCCCCCGTGAGGAGGCCACGGTACTGGAGTCGTTTCTGGAAGAGCACGGGGGCTGGAAATCCTTTCTGTGGACGCCGCCTTATGAGTGGCGGCAGATAAAGGTGACCTGCGCAAAATGGTCGTCGCGGGTCAGTATGTTGCGTGTTGAGTTCAGCGCAGAGTTTGAACAGGTGGTGAACTGATGCAGGATATCCGGCAGGAAACACTGAATGAATGCACCCGTGCGGAGCAGTCGGCCAGCGTGGTGCTCTGGGAAATCGACCTGACAGAGGTCGGTGGAGAACGTTATTTTTTCTGTAATGAGCAGAACGAAAAAGGTGAGCCGGTCACCTGGCAGGGGCGACAGTATCAGCCGTATCCCATTCAGGGGAGCGGTTTTGAACTGAATGGCAAAGGCACCAGTACGCGCCCCACGCTGACGGTTTCTAACCTGTACGGTATGGTCACCGGGATGGCGGAAGATATGCAGAGTCTGGTCGGCGGAACGGTGGTCCGGCGTAAGGTTTACGCCCGTTTTCTGGATGCGGTGAACTTCGTCAACGGAAACAGTTACGCCGATCCGGAGCAGGAGGTGATCAGCCGCTGGCGCATTGAGCAGTGCAGTGAACTGAGTGCGGTGAGTGCCTCTTTTGTACTGTCCACGCCGACGGAAACGGACGGTGCCGTTTTTCCGGGACGTATCATGCTGGCCAACACCTGCACCTGGACCTATCGCGGTGATGAGTGCGGTTATCACGGTCTGGCGGTCGCGGATG